TGACGACTACCTAGAAACAGCAATGGTGGAAGCAGTTCCAGCAGAAGCAGCTTCAGGTGCGATTGCAGCAGCTAGTCCAGTGGGTAACAAAGGTACTGAAGGTATCTTCCACGTAGTTGGAACAAGAGGTAATGTATGGTCTGGAGGTAATCCAGTTGCATTAAGTGAATTTGACTTAATTATTGAAAGATTAGATAAGCAAGGTTCTATTGAAGAAAATGTAATTTTCTTAAACAGAAACTTTGGCTTTGATATTGACGATATGTTGGCTTCACAAAACTCTTATGGCGGTGGAGGCTCATCTTACGGATTATTTGATAATGACGAAGAGATGGCTTTAAATTTAGGATTCAGAGGATTTAGAAGAGGTTACGACTTCTATAAGTCAGACTGGAAATATCTAAATGACCCTACAATGAGAGGTGGAGTTGTTGGCGGAGCTATTAATGGCTTAATGGTACCAGCAGGCTCAACTACTGTATATGACCAAATTTTAGGTAAAAATGCTAAGAGACCATTTTTACACGTTAGATATAGAGCTTCAGAAACTGAAGATAGAAGATATAAAACGTGGATAACTGGAGGAGCAGGAGGAGCTGCAACAAGCGGTGATGACGTAATGAACGTCAACTTCTTATCTGAAAGATGTGTATGTACTTTAGGTGCAAATAACTTCTTCTTATTCAAATCATAAGAAGAGTAAATAACTAAGGGGAGGAGTTAATCCTCCTCCCTTTTTTTTAATCTAATTAAATTTAAATAAAATGAAAAAGAAAATATTAAAAAACGAGACGTATGTCTTAACAAACGGAAAAGCTCCGTTAGCTTTTATGTTAGCGACTCATCATAACAAAAGAAATACACTACTGTATTGGGATGAGGAACAACAAATCAATAGAGAACTTTGTTACGCTAAAAATCAAAAATCAATTTTTGTAGACGAACAAGATGGGAATAAAGTTTTGGAGCCCATAATTTTTGAAGATGGTATGTTAAATGTACCAGCGACAAACCCTATGCTTCAACAATTTTTAGAATTTCATCCTGGTTACGATAAGGTATTTCGTAAAGTAAACACAGAAAGAGATGCAGGTGTAGAGGTGGAAATATTAAGTGCTCAAGTAGATGCATTAGTAGAAGCTCGCTCTTTATCAATTCCTCAAATGGAAAATGTAGGAAGAGTGCTATTCAGTAGAGATGTGTCAAAAATTTCTACAGCGGAATTAAAAAGAGATATTTTAGTGTTTGCTAAAAATGAACCTGAAGTGTTTTTAGGTATACTGAATGACCCTTTAATGAAGTTACAAGCCAAAGTTCAAGCATTTTTTGATGAAGGTAAGTTAATGATGAAGAAACAAAATGTTCACTTTAACACTAAGACTAATAAGAAAAGAATGATGACTGTACCTTTTGGTGAAGATAAAAATGCTATTGTAGCGCAATATTTTAAAACTGATGAGGGAGTTAGTACTTTAAAAATGCTAGAAAAATTAAAGTAAATATTCGGGTGCAGGCACATATTTTATAAGAAAGAGAGAGCTCATAGCACTCTCTTTTTTTTTGCTTATCTTTGCTAATAGTAACTACCTATGAGAGGTAGTTTTTTTACTAATTTAAAAATATAGAAAAAATGGCAAAGTATTTAGAAATTACAACAGGAGCAGGAAAGGAATTGGTTCCTGTGGGAGATGGTTTATATGTGGAAAGAACAAGTGCTACAGCAATGAGAATTTATAGTGTTAATGCTTGGGGGCACCACTTTGGACTAGTAACAGTAGGCTCTACGTTTGCAATGGTTACAGCTATGAATGAGGCATTAACTGCTGCTGCTCAAACGAGTTGGCAAAATGCAGTTGTTCCAGTAGTATTACCAGCTGGCGAAACAGTTACAAGTATTGCAGTTACAGTGTTTAGTTAAACACCAATTACACTAACTAATTAAGAGGTTGCTAAAAAAAAGTAACCTCTTTTTTTTTGCTTATCTTTGTAGAAAGATTTTATAATGATTAATTCAGTAAGAAATACAGTATTAGCAATATTAAATAAGAATAACTACGGATATATACCTCCTAATGATTTTAACTTATATGCTAAACAGGCTCAACTTGATTTATTTGAGGATTTGTTTTATGAGTATAATTATCAAATAGTAAAAGAAAATGTTAGACAATCAGGAAGTGGATATGCAGATATCGCTAAAGGAATTGTAGAGGTTATAGATTTATTTTCTACTACTGCTGCTCTTACACAAAGTGCTCCTCAAGTAGGAACAAATCAATATACAATGCCTGCAGATTATTATTTAATAAATAAAGTTTTATGTTATGATACTGCAGGGACTACTTATACAGGAGAAGCTGAAAGAGTAAGTCATAGTAAAATTACAATGTTAACTAATTCTAATCTAACTGCTCCTACCACAACTTATCCTGCATATACAACAGAAGCCTCAGTGCTAACGGTATATCCCTCTACTATTACTGGTGCGAATCAAATGCAAGTTCAATACATAAGATACCCTGCCGACCCAGTATGGACATATTTATCTATAACTGGTGGTGCTCCAGTTTTTGACAGCAGTTCAACTTCTTATCAAGATTTTGAATTATCAGCTGATTATGAAACTGATTTAGTAGTAAAGATTTTACAATATGCAGGTGTATCAATTAGGGAAGCAGCTGTAGTGCAGTATGCAAATCAAGCGGAAATTAACGAAAATACATCAGAACAATAATGGCTTATTTAAACGATTATCAATATTACACAAATTCAGGAACTGCTCCAACGGATGCAAATTGGGGCTCCTATCAGTATGTGAGTTTAGCAGATATAGTTAATAATTTTTTATTGATGTATTATGGCAATCACTCTTTAGTTAATAATGAAGAAAGATATAAAATACTTTTTCACGCCAAACGAGCAATTCAAGAATTAAATTATGATGCTTTTAAAGAAATAAAAGCTTTAGAATTAAATGTAGGAGCACAGTTAAGATTTATTTTACCTCAAGATTATGTAAATTGGGTTAGAATATCTTTATTTAAAGATGGTGTATTGAGACCATTAACTGAAAACATTCAAATTAACACTTCATCTGCGTACTTACAAGACAATGATTCAAATATATTATTTGACGAAAACGGAAATGTGTTAAGACCAGAATTTTCTACTCTAGATTTTGACCGTATAAAAGGAACGGATAAAACTATGTATTTAAACCAAGGCGCAGCATTTGATGGATTATACGGGTGGAATTATAATGGATACTGGTACTTTGATTTACCTGTAGCAAATCACTATGGATTAAACACCGAGACTGCAAATGCGAATCCGACTTTTAATATAGATAAAAAAAATGGAGTAATAACATTTAGTTCTAATATTAAAGAGGAATTATGTATAGTAGAATATATTTCCGATGGAATGGAGGGTGGAGTAGATAGTGAGGTAACTGTTAATAAGCTTTTTGAAGACTATGTTTATGCGTATATACAATATGCGATTTTAAATAGTAAACAAGGGGTGCAAGAATATATAGTTGCACGTGCTAGAAAAAATAAATCGTCTTTATTAAGAAATGCTAAAATAAGAATGAGTAATATTCATCCTGGCAGATTATTAATGAATATGAGAGGTAAAGATAAGTGGATTAAATAAAATGGCTAAAACAACACGAAATTTTATTGTCGGTAGAATGAATAAGTCTGTAGACGAAAGACTTGTTCCTAATGGAGAATATATACACGCAGAGAATGTTCGACTAGGTTCTACAGAAAATTCTGAAATAGGTTCAGTAGAAAACTCTAAAGGAAATAAAGTTATCGCCACCCCGTATTATCCGAGCAGCTCTACTACTACTCACAATTTTAAATGCCTGGGAACTTATGCTGATGCTGCTAATGAAACAATTTATTGGTTTGTTCACGCAGATGATGTAACTGTAGGGGCTACACAAAAATTAGATATGATAATATCTTTTAATGTAGTTACTCAATTATTTATCTATCACGTTATAAGTATTGATGATGGAGGAGGGGTAAATACTACTTTAGATTTTAATGATGCTTATTTAATTAATTCAATTAATAAAGTAGATAATCTATTATTTTTTACAGACAATAGAAACCCACCGAGATTTATTGATGTAGATAAAAACTATGCTGAGCCTATTGTTCATATTGACCAATTTTCCGCAGAAGATGTTCTGGTAATTAAACGTCCACCTGCTAGTGCTCCTACTTTAGAGCTCCTTACAATAGCAAGCGTAGAAACATATTTAGAGGAAAGATTAATTTGTTTTGCATACCGATATAGATATGCTAACAATGAATACTCGGCTACTTCACAATGGACTCAAGCTGCATTTACCCCTGCAAGTTTTAATTTAAGTTTAGAAAGCTCTTTAAATGAAGGGATGGTAAACACGTCTAACGCAGTAAAAGTATACTATAACACAGGAGGGTCGTTAGTTAAAGAAATACAACTTTTATTTAAAGAAGCTGATAGTAATACCGTAAAAGTTATTGAGTCGTTTGATAAAGATGAATTAGGGTTAGGAGATAATAATACCGAAAACTTTTTATTTGATAATAGTAAAATATTTACCCTTTTACCAGACTCAGAAATTTTAAGATTATATGACAATGTTCCTTTATTAGCCAAGGCTCAAACATTAATGGGTAATAGATTGATGTATGGAAATTATTATGAAGGATATGATTTGATTGATACCTCAGACAATCCTATTAATTTTGATTTTACTACTTCATTGCTGGCGACTCCAATTAGTGAAAAGATATTAGTAGGGAGTTTACAACCAAACTATGTAAAAGTAGATTGTACTTCAGGTGCAGCTGTTCAAGATATTATAGCTGATGGGGCTATTGGAATGTTTTTAACTGACGATGGATTAAGTACAGGAACACCTTTAGAGTTAAAAGCGGGTGCAGTATTAGATATTGATTTAAATTTTATACACACAGAATTTACAGGAGATATTGCTGGAGCGTTTTCACCTCCTACCGACACTACTCCAGCAACTGATTTGCGAATAAGTTTTAGATTCCCTAGAGATTATACTAATGCTTATGACCTAGCTACCAGTGAGGAATTCAGAACTTATATAGGTTCTCCTCTAAGTATTCAAACAGTACCCAACTGTATTGATGGGGCTAGTGTTTCCGACATATTTAATTGTTCTTTACCTAACAATCTTGCAGGAGCTTCAGGTGGAAGTACTACAACTTTAACTAAATGCTGGAGCTCGGATTGGGATGAAAATTGTACGGGAGGTACAGTACCCCAAGATACAAGTACTGCTATAATGGGCATAGGCGTAGGAACTAATGTAGATTATCTAGAGATA